TCTCAGCGATCCCAATGCCGTGGGCATGGGGCGACGAGCTCGCAAAGGTTTCAACACCACCAACAAGAGCAAAATCAGCGCCTGCGCCAAGTTCAAAAATCTAGTTGAAAGTGGTCGCATGAAGATACGCAGCCGCAGCCTGGTGAGCGAGCTCAAGACCTTTGTGGCACACGGCACCAGCTATGCGGCGAAAATGGGCGAAACAGACGATCTCGTCATGGCCACGATCTTGGTGGTGCGCATGCTGCAGATCCTGCAGAGCTATCATGGCGAGCTGGATAGCCAGATACGTGATCACGGAGACACCGTGATCGAACCCATGCCCTTTATCAGCATGGCACGGTAAATACAAGACCATGGCACAGAATACCCCGCAGACCCAGCTTTATGACATGCTCATAAGCAAAGATTTTGAACCACAGCAGTTCAATGGTGCCGGCGCACCCGTGATTGATCCCGAAGATGTAGATATCATACGTTTTGAATACAAAACCCGGGACGGTAAAAACTATGGCACTGTGCAGGTGCTGTTCACTGAAGACGGTGAAATGAGCGTGTTTTTTGGTGACAACGTGGGCAAGACCATGGAACCCGAGCACAAGCAGGGCTGGTTCTCGTTTCTTGAGCAGTTGCGTTTTTTCGCCAAGCGACACAGGCTCACGTTCAATCTTGAAAACATCAGTCGACTCAAGTACAAGATCAAGAATCAGCAGGCTCTGGGCGAGAGCCTCATGGAAAGCCTCATGGGCAACAGCCGCCAGAGCTGGAGCGCACCAGATTCTGGTGCTAGATTGCTGATCTATCATGATCGCCGCCTGGGAGAAAACGATCAGCGCCATCGACACATCGATCGTGTCTTTGTAGAAACCACCGACGGTGAGCGTTTCCGTTTGCCGTTCCGCAATCTAGCCGGTGCCAGGGCCATGCTGGAGCATGTTCGCCAGGGCGGCAGACCCTACGATGCCCGCGGCACCCACATCGCAGAGATGGTTACTGAGCTCAATACCCTGTCGCGTTTCCGGCGCGCACATCAAAATCGTGTGTTCGAAGGCGAAGCACATGACATCATACAAGAAGCCAATCAGTACTATGAATCCGTACGACGTGACCTTAAGCGCCTGGGCAGTGCCCATGGATACACCACGTATTTTGAGTCATGGCAGCCTGGTGAGATCACCCAGGCCGATGAGTTGGTAGAAGATCTACGCGGAATGTTTGTGGAACAGACCCTGGACCAACGCATAGATGCGGCCTTGCCCTTGCTGGCCCGATTAAGGAGTCGCGACATGCGCGAAGCACAAGAATTTGAAGAGTGGACCCAGACCATAGCCGAAGGAACATGGGCTGTGCCCAACACACCGCAAGACCTTGAACGTCTGCAAGAGCTGTTGTCAGCGCCCTTGCCAGTGGGTCCAGATGCCACCAATGCCACCGAACTGTTGTACGATGTGTTTGGTGATGATGAGTTGTTTGACCAACTGTCGGCTTTGGCCTTGGATGATCCCGATGCTGACGCACGCGACTTGGTGCTGGCACGCATGCAAGAACTGGGCATGGACGCACCGGTCACTGACACTGCCGCTGAGCCTGTGGCACCGGAAGCCCCGGTGGCACCTACGGCACCCGAAGCACCAGTTGCGCCACAGCCCGTGGCCGAACAAGATGATGCAGAAAATACCATCAAGCAGATGGCTCAAAACGATCCTGAAGTGGCCAAGATAGTGGCATTTGATGCACAAGGGCGGCTTGATGCCAATATGACCATGCATCGCGCCATCAAGGCATTGCTGGCCATGGGCCCGGACATGATTGGCATGGTGGAGAATTTCGCCAAGAAATTCGATCAGTTGGCCATGCAACCCGGTATCGATCTCTACGATCGCAAACAAGCCATGGACGCAGCGCAGGGTCTTCGCGCCCAGCTTCCAGTTCTAAAAAAACAGTTCGCAGATACCAAACAGCAATACGACAGCCAACTCAAACCACGCGCATTCCGGGAAGATTTGGACATCATAAAACATCTGGCACTTTACCGATCTAGATAAATACTCTTGACACTGGGAGTACAAGCGCATATAATTTGCACATGCGCTATCAGTGTATAGGCATCATGCCGCAAGGCATATTAGGCAACTACAGGCACACTATAGGAGAAACATCATGGCCTCATTAGCAGAAATCCGCGCACGACTCCAAGCCGCAGAGTCGAACAAAGGCGGTCAATCCGGCGGCGACAACGCAATTTACCCACATTGGAACATGGATGAAGGAACCAGCGCCCTGGTGCGTTTCCTTCCCGACGGCAATGCCAAGAACACCTTTTTCTGGGTAGAGCGCGCCATGATCAAACTGCCCTTCGCGGGCATCAAGGGCGAAGCAGACGCCAAACAGACCTTCGTGCAGGTACCCTGCGTGGAAATGTGGGGTGAAGCCTGCCCGATCCTGGCCGAAGTGCGCACTTGGTTCAAGGACAAGAGCCTTGAGGACATGGGTCGCAAATACTGGAAAAAACGCAGTTATGTTTTCCAAGGCTTCGTGAGAGAGAATCCCATCTCGGAAGACCGCACTCCAGAGAACCCCATCCGGCGTTTCATTATCGGTCCCCAGATCTTTACCATTATCAAGGCCGCTCTCATGGATCCCGAGATGGAAGAACTACCAACTGACTATGCAGCGGGCTTGGACTTCCGCATCGCCAAGACACAGAAAGGTGGTTATGCAGACTACAACACTTCCAAGTGGAGCCGCAAAGAGTCTGCCTTGACCGAACAGGAGGCAGCAGCCATTGAAAAATATGGCTTGTTCGATCTCAGCAGCTTCTTGCCCAAACGTCCGGGTGAAGTTGAGCTGCGCGTCATGAAGGAAATGTTTGAAGCCTCAGTGGATGGACAAGCATTTGATAGCGAGCGCTGGGGACAGTATTTCCGTCCCGCGGGCATGGCGGCACCAGGCGGAGAAGATGCTGACGCATCAGTATCAGCGCCTGCTCCGGCAGTGGTCAAGGCCGCAGCGGCAGCACCTGCAGTCAAGGTAGAAGACGAGGACGACGACGCTCCGGTGGCCGCCGCTCCGGTGGAGACCCCGGCTGCTGGTGGCAACAAGGCCCAAGACATCTTGGCCATGATCCGAGCACGGCAACAAAAGCAGTAACATCAAGGGCCTTCGGGCCCTTGATTGAGCCCTTACTCCCTACATGCTGAACCTGGCCCAGATCCGATCCATACAAGTCGAGATCTCTAATCATTGCAATAGTGCTTGCCCGCAGTGTCCACGCAACTATTATGGCGGAGATACCATCCCAACGCTGCCGTTGCGGAGATGGTCCCTCGGTGAATTCAAGTCGATCTTGAACGATGAGGTACTGTCACAGGTAGAAAAAGTTTACTTCTGCGGTACCTATGGTGATCCTATGACCAACAAGCACTTGGTTGATATGTGCCAATGGGTCAAGCGTTACCCCAAAGTGAGAGTAGGGCTTCACACCAACGGTGGTATCGGAAGCGAACAACAGTATCGTGATCTTGCTGCTGTGGTGGATTTCTTGGCTTTCGGTATTGATGGACTCGAAGACACAAATCACGTGTACCGCAGGAATGTCAAGTGGCGCAAAGTCATGAGCAATGCCGAGATCTTCATCCAGGCCGGCGGCCGGGCCATATGGGATTTCGTGGTGTTTCAGCACAACCAACATCAAGTAGAAGAGGCTGAGAGTTTGAGTCAAAGCATGGGGTTCGCGCGCTTCAACATCAAGAAAACTAGCAGGTTTTTACGACGCAATCACGAATATCATGCCGATCTTGATGTGTGCGATAAACGTGGACGAGTTGAGTATAAGATATCAGTACCCACAGACCAACGATTTGTAAATCCCGATTACAAAAAAATCCTTGCCTTGCGTTCAGTATCAGAATATGCACAAACCACTCACATCGACTGCAACTCTCGGCGCATAGGCGAAATCTATATCGGTGCCGACGGCTTTGTTTTTCCGTGTGGATGGTTGCATGATCGTCTCTATGGCCCCGACATCGCGCTGCATCCAGATCATGCGAAACTGCATCGCCTCATCGAGGATGCCGGTGGTTATACCAAGACCAACGTTTTTTACTCGCCGTTGATTGACATCCTTGAAGGTCCTTGGTTTGATATAATCGAACGCAGCTGGCAAGGTACAAACAGACTCGAGAGATGTGCGATGATATGCGGCGGCGACGCCAACCTCATAGGCCAACAAAACAGTGATGTCCGTTACTAAAGAATCACGCCTTTATGTATTTCCATATGACGAAATCTTCAGGACCAAGACCTTCGCACACCCAGTGAAAATCAATGATCACATGGGCGGATTCGATGAGCAAATGCATTGCAAGGTATTGGATCATATTGACAAACACAGCCAAGGCACGGTGCAGGTAATCACTGATTATCGCTTTTCAAATGGACGACTGGATCAATATCCCAACTTGTGCTTCAGCTGGCAGCCTACATGGGTAAATGATTGTTTCCGAGACTATCACTCGCACCCTGATCTGCGCCACGAAAATTTTTTGTGCAGTTTCAACGGAACGGGTCATGTTGGACGCCAGCTCTTGGTGGCGTTACTACACAGGATGGGGTGGTTTGATCCTGTCTACAGCAGCAAAAATTTTGTGTTTACCGAGGACAACATTGACGGGCATCTACAAAATTATCTAGACCCTGCGCAACATCGGCTGTACCGTAAATTTTTCATCGGCAACGACTCGTTGGATTTTTTTACTAAACGTACCGGATTTGGGCATGTGCAGTATGATCATGCCAACAACATCTTCAACCTCGAACACAAACTCACCGGCAGTTTCGTCAATTTGGTATCTGAAAGCATGCCTACCAGCAGTTACCCTTTTGTCACAGAAAAATTCTGTTACAGTGTGATAACTCATGGTCTGTTTGTGGCATTTGCACAGTCAGGCTGGCATCAACATCTTGAAACCCATTATGGGTTCAAACCCTTCAAGCGAATATTTGATTATCGGTTTGATGCCATCGCCAACCCGGTATTGAGATGCGTAGAACTCATATCCATGCTATCCAAGTTCAGTCGCCTTGGAACCGCGGATTGGCACGATCTACATGACATGGAGAGGGATACTCTAGAATACAACTACGATCATTATTTCAGCGGCGGTTATCTAGAACACAGATGCAGTTTGGAATGAATTTTCACACCACACGCGCAGTGATTTTGTGTTATCCAGGTTTTGCCGGAGGTAAGTTCTTGTCTAACTGTTTGAGTCTTAGCCAAGGTGCTTGCCCACAGGATCCCAAGGCTGCTCAATATCTTTTGCAAGACCGTGGCAACTACAAGCAGAGATTGAGTTTTGTGATGTCTAGCCTGCCGCCAGCGCACCAAATAAGCAACTGGCGTGATTTTGAGTTTGGAGATATCCAAATGTTTGGTGAGTCGGCTGTGACCGCCTGGCATCAAGGTTTGCGAGCTGATTCGAGCACTGTGGTGCAACAGCTCACCAATTCGAACATGTATTTTTTTATCGTGAATCATATCATAAATCCAACCGCCTTGCTCAAAGTGTGGCCTAAAGCCACTGTGTTGGTGGTAGTAAACCATCTTGATTTCCAGAATGTGTGTCTTCGATTCAAATCGCAGATTGGTGTCAATGACATCACTGGTCTAAACGGCAATTACTGTGAGAAAAAATATCAACTGCTACGCGGGCCTGATTGGCCAGATTGGCACCAGTTTGAGCAACACGGTTATTGCGTATCGCGCCTGAAAGTTGCCGAGCACATACGCCAGGAAATGTCTGAGTTCTACTACACACTCGAAGATGATCAAAGATTGTGCTTGTTTGACATTGGGTCATGTATCTGGGACGGCGATCGGTTTGGAGCATCAATGCAAAGTCTGTATGAGCAGCTAGATCTCAAAGATTTTAATCGAGATCTGGTGCTTAACTATTGGCAAGCCTACATAAGTCTGCATGAACCCTACCGATAACGTGTTCTTACCTCATGTCAAACTGAGCTCAAGGGCCAACCAATATTGGACCTATTCGGGCAAAGATTCTCCTGAACAAAACCGGAGCGAGTCTTTTTATCGTTATCCTCAAGCCATCAGTTATCGCTACAACAGCCGCGGATTCCGCGACGCAGAATGGCCAACAGACATAGGAGATCTAAGGAGCAGCACCTGGTGTATAGGTGACAGTTTTACTGTTGGCCTTGGAGTTCCATTGCAAAACACTTGGCCTCATCTGCTGCAGGATCGCAGTGGCACCCGGTGTATCAATGTCAGCATGGATGGTGCCAGCAACGAATGGATGGTGCGCATGGCCCAGGATATCATAAGGGAGATCAACCCTAAGCAAATGGTGATCATGTGGTCTTATCTGTCACGGCGTGAGGATGCCGATACTACTAAGACCGATGAAGATCGGCGGATCTGGCTGACTCGTGCCTCAGATGACGAAGATATAGCCAACTTTTTAAGTTGTGTTGATGACCTTCCAGTGGATGTAGCATGCCATCATTTCTTGATACCCAATGCTCATGTGCATCAAAATCATCTTGGTATTTGGGATAAACTTAAAGGACCAGACTGGCCCCTTAGACCAAAGGATTTGGATGGATTTGCCGCGTTACCAAAGTGGTTGGTGCGCGAGTTGAAAGCGCACGGTGTTTATCGCAAGCTGAAACGATCAATAGCTGCCAATCAAACATTATTGCACCACTGCGAACCTCGTGGCATCATCATGGTTGACCAGCTCGATTTTGGTAGAGACGGTTATCATTTTGATGTCAAAACCGCAGAAACAGTTGTAGATCAAATTCTTAGAGTTAACCGCTAGAGCTTGACCATTGCCAAAAGTTCTAGTACAATGATTTTATTGAAAGGAAAAACCCATGGCCAAACCATTTGACGTCAGCAAGTTCCGCAAGGAAATCACCAAATCGATCGATGGTCTCTCGATCGGTTTCAATGATCCTACAGACTGGATCTCTACCGGTAACTACGCCCTAAACTATCTCATATCTGGTGACTTCAACAAAGGTATTCCCCTGGGCAAGGTCACAGTGTTTGCCGGTGAATCAGGCGCAGGCAAGAGCTACATCTGCTCAGGCAATGTGATCCGGCATGCACAGGAACAAGGCATCTTCGTGGTTCTAATAGACACAGAAAACGCACTTGACGAAGACTGGCTCAAGGCCCTGGGTGTAGATACCAGTGAGTCAAAACTGCTCAAGCTCAGCATGGCCATGATCGACGACGTGGCCAAGACCATCTCCACTTTCATGGCCGACTACAAAGCCTTGCCTGATGGTGAGCGACCCAAGATCCTGTTCGTGATTGACAGTCTAGGCATGATGCTCACACCCACTGATGTGAACCAGTTTGAAGCCGGTGACATGAAAGGCGACTTAGGCCGCAAAGCCAAGAGCCTTACAGCCCTGGTGCGTAACTGCGTGAACATGTTTGGCGCCTATGGTGTGGGCATGCTGTGTACCAACCACACCTATGCCAGCCAAGACATGTTTGACCCCGATGACAAGATTTCAGGTGGGCAAGGCTTCATCTATGCCAGTTCCATCGTGGTGGCCATGCGTAAGCTCAAGCTCAAAGAGGACGAAGATGGCAACAAGATTTCGGATGTCATGGGCATCCGTGCTGCCTGCAAGGTCATGAAAACACGCTATGCCAAGCCGTTCGAGGGCGTGCAGGTCAAGATCCCGTATGAAACCGGAATGAATCCCTATTCCGGACTGGTGGATCTGGCCGAGAAGAAAGGCATGCTCAAGAAAGAAGGCAACAAGTTGATGTTTGTCACCAGCCATGGCGAGATCATCAAATACTTCCGCAAGGCCTGGGAAGCCAACGAAGATGGTTGCCTTGACAAGATCATGCAGGACTTCAAGAATCAACCCGAGGAGGTAAGTACACCTGTGGACGCACAGGAGGAAGCATAATGCACACAGCAGTAGCCAGTGAAATTTGGGATGAACTGCGCAGGTTCATGACACCAGTAGACAGGACCGAGGCAGCCGATGCCTTGGTAGCAGTGCTGATCAATAACGACGAATCAGCCGAGGACATCCGTGAAGCCTTCAAGGGTGATGCAGACATCAAAACGGCCTTGGCAGGGTATCTCGATGATGCTGCAGAAGAAGAAGATTACGAAGACACCGCCGAAGAAGACGAGGACTGGTGATGTGGTATAGTCGCGTAGTGGCCGATATCAGCACTATACCTGATTTCATTGCTCACTACGAGTCTGAACTGCAGATGGCCAAGGCAGACTGTCGGATCGGCGGTCTGGTAGAAAAAAACATCACGGCTCTTCCTGGAATCACTGAACATAGGTTCAACCAGTTGCAAGAGATCGAAGCAGTGTTGAACTACCTCAACATACAGCTAAGAAAGATCCGACGACGGCATTTCCAGAAATATCTTGAAGCCTATGCACGGCAACTGTCCAGCCGTGACGCAGAAAAATATGTAGATGGTGAAGATGAAGTGGTTGATTTTGAGACCATTATCAACGAAGTGGCACTGTTGCGTAATCGCTGGCTAGGGGTGATGAAGGGGCTTGACAGCAAACAATGGATGACCGGACACGTGGTTCGGCTGCGCACCGCAGGCATGGAAGACGTGTCAATCTAGTAGATTGGGCGGTACAAGACGCTCCAGATTGGTCCATAGACCATCAAAATATTCTGGATGTGCCAAAGTCCATGCAATGGCCTGCTTGATTTGATCAGTGTCTGCATCTCTCGGCAATGCCTTGACAGCCGGTGCCCAAGTTTCTAGCATGCCACCGTTTTTATGAGTTTCACTTTCGATCACCACAAAAGGACAGCGTGCCACGCAGGCAGCATACATCTCATGTTGTCGAGCTGTGACCAAAACTCGGGCGTGACGTAGGCGATTGACTATATCGTCCCATGATTCTGTGAAGATATCGATCTGGGCAGTTTCCCCCACACCAGAAATCAGCATACGTTCTCCAGGCACAAAAGCATTACCGGCCACTATATCTACAGCATCTTGCTGTTGATATGGTACCGGCAAGAAATAACTCACATCAGGACAGACCTCTACCTTGCGCGATATCGCTGACAAAATGGCGCGGCGGCTGCGCACTTCACGCACGATCACTCGATCAACACTCATCAAGATCTCAGTGACATCATCGTTGTTGTTTTGCCAGATTGAATTGGCCAAGATGGTACGAGCGCCAGCATCGTGTGCTTGCTGAAGGATGTTGAGACAACTGCGCATCTTTTTGCCATTGTCGTGAGCGGTGCCTTCGCCATTGAAAACCGCAAGATCGAGATTGGCATAGTCTATGGCATCACCTTTGTCATAAACATGGACATCATGCCCGGCAAAGTGTTGATTGAACCACTGCATGACCTGGCGGCTGCCGCTGTGATATCCTGCGGTGTTATTGAGCAAAAGTATCTTCATTGGTGGAATACAAATCCTAGTTGTTGTTGGAAATAGGTTCGACAAAATTCACGCTCGCGATCATAAACATGTGGTTCATCTTCACGATTGGGATCATAAAAAGTAGGAGTCTGTTTCCAATCAAACCCATAAACACTCACTGATCGGGGCGCGCATTGACTGATGTACCAGAGCGTCATGATACCAGCGCTGGGTTTTTGTTTTTTTTCCAACGCAAGGTGTTGGGCCAGTTCCATCCTTGATTCTAGATCTAGATAAAATACCCCGGGCTGCGGAGATTCTATCCTGCCCCGATCGCTAGTGTGTAAAATTTGCCCAATGTCCACTTCATTAATTACCCCATGCCTGCGTATGAAGTCATACCGACTGCAGGCCAGCACCGTCAGTTTACTGCCATGACTGGGCAGTCCCATGGCTCGAGTACCAAGGTTGAGTCTTACCACCACATCGTGTGCATCGATTTGTTCACCGTGATTGGTATCAAACAGACTGAGAGCATTGCCCACCACTGCGATGGTCTTTTTCTTGAACCACTTGCGCATGAATCTATTTATTTGTTGGGCCGGCTGTGTTTAGCATTAAATATCAGCAGGAGAATACACATGATAGCTGGAAAAGTTTGGGGGCAGACAGAACTGTTGGAAGCCAACGGTGTGTTAGAGTTTCATCGCATCGAGATCCGATCCGGTGGCGTTTGCAGCAAACATCGCCATCGGCACAAATGGAATGGGTTTTTTGTGGAGCGTGGAGCCTTGCTGATACGAGTATGGAAAAACAACTATGATCTCGTGGATGAGACCATCATACGAGATGGACAATACACCAAAATCGCGCCAGGTGAATATCATCAGTTCGAAGCCTTGGAGGATACCGTGGCCTTCGAACTGTACTGGGCCGAATTCAATCATGATGATATCGAGCGACAAGATGCTGGATTCTTGCGAAGCGCAGATCAATGATCAAGCACCGCTAAATATCATGCAAGAACGAGGACAAGATTGACTATCAAAGTATTCATTGGTTGGGATCCAGAACACGCTGAAGCCGCTGAAGTGTGCCGGCACTCGCTGTTGAAACACAGCACTGTTCCATTACAGATTGAATTCCTTAAACAAAGCGAACTGCGTGAAGCCAAGCACTACTGGCGCGAAGACGATTCGGGCTGCAGTACAGAATACACCTACACACGCTATCTAGTGCCGCATCTCATGGAGTATTCGGGTCTGGCAGTGTATGTTGATGCTGGATTTGTGTTTTTAGATGACGTGCGCGAGCTGTTACAGCACTATGATTCTCGTGCTGCGGTACATGTAGTAAAACATCAATACAAACCCAAAAACACTACAAAACTGGTAGATCGAGAACAGCATGTGTATCCACGTAAAAACTGGAGCAGCCTCATGCTGTGGAACTGTGCCCACCCAGATCTGCGAACCTTGACTGCTGAAGCAGTCAGCACTCAGTCTGCACAGTGGTTGCATCGATTCGAATTTATTCCTTCCAGCACAGTCCACAGTCTCAATCCCGATTGGAATTGGTTGGTAGATTGGTATCATGAACCAGATGATGGCACGCCTCGGGCACTGCATTTTACAGAGGGCGGACCTTGGTTAAAAAACCATCGTCAGTGCAAGTATGGTTGGTACTGGGCTCAGGCCTATCACGATTGGCAGCGCAGCCAAATCAGTGCACCTATGCCCGGTGTGTTGGATTCCATACCGCCTGACATCGAACGTTTATTCTTGGATGTGCTAGAGTGGCGGGTTGATCCTGGCCAACAGTACAACCAAGTCGCATATGAAGATCTAACCGCAGCCCTGTCTCGACTCAACAATCGAGCAGCGGTGGCAGTGGAGGCCGACACCGTGTTTGAAAGCAGCGATAAACTTGAGGCCAAAGGCCACAACTACGACCCGTTCCTTAAGAGTTTTATCATGGGATCTGGCGGACAGATCACAGTCTGGGACAAAACCAGCGAAGATACCACGCCGGTGATCCTGCGTGGAGTCACCAAACGCAAACACATGGCTGCCTGTGAAGCCAAGGGGCGTGATTACTACTATATCGACACAGGATATTTTGGCAACGGGCGCAAGAAAACCTATCATCGCATCACGCGCAATGCCATGCAGGCCACGGGGCCCGTGATCAAACGTCCAAGAGACCGATTGTCAGCCACAGGGTGGGCACCACGCAAATTCCGACCCGGTAGCCATATCTTGCTGGCACCGCCCAGCCAGAAACTCTTGATGTGTTATGACATCGATCTTGAACAGTGGTTGAAAGACACTGTGGATCAGCTGAGATTGTTTACAGATCGCGAAATCATTATACGCAACAAAGCCAGTCGCAGCGTGCGGCAAAGTTCTGACACCATCGAGATGGCTCTCGAACGCAATGTGCATTGCCTAGTAACCTTTAGCAGTATCGCAGCAGTGGAGGCCGTGTTGTACGGCAAACCAGCCATTACCCTAGGACCCAGCGCGGCTCATGCTGTGACCAGCCACGAAATACGCGACATAGAAAAGCCCTACATTCCTACGCTTGATGAAGTCGAGGAGTGGGCTGCACATCTGGCCTACTGCCAGTTTACTGAGGCCGAGATGCGCGACGGCACTGCCTGGCATATCCTAACTGATCGTGATGACACCTGACGTTGTAGTTTACTTCAGCAGCCTGCAAAAACAAACTCCTAGCCGCAAAATTGATGTGCTTCAGGCCTTTGCCGATGGCGCTAGAAATCAAGGAGCCAAGGTTGTAATCCAACGCACTGCTGATGTCATACCAGCACGCATGGCTGTGATCTTGGGTTGGCCCAGCCCGCTTCAGCACGGACACAACATAAGATTACGAGCAGCAGTGGTCAAGCAGCAAAAACGCGACAACAATCATGTCATGGCCATTGACGCCAGCACTTTCAAATTTCATGACAATCATGGCAAGTATCTAAGATACAGCCTCAACGGCGTTTTCTATGATACCAGTGAATATGCCAACCTTAACAGTGATGCCACTCGCTGGTTGACCATCAGCAATGATCTTGGACTGTCAATGAAACCTTGGCGTACCGCGGGTGACTATATCTTGCTGCTGATGCAGCGAGATGGCGGATGGAGCATGAAAGGCCTAGATCCCATAGCTTGGGTCCGACAAAAACATCAGCAGCTTCGTGCAGTTTCGCAGTTGCCTATGGTTGTACGTCCACATCCGGGCAAAAGTATTGATCTCTCACCGCTGCGTGATCTAGACATTGAAATCAGCCACAGCAGTCAGCGCACTTTGCAGCAAGATTTAGAGAGGGCCAGAGCTGCCTGCGTTTTTAACAGCAGCAGCGGAGTGGCAGCTATCTTGGAGGGTGTGCCCTTGATGGTAGATGATCGCAGCGCAGTGACGTATGATGTCAGCCATCACGGGGTAGATGTCATAACCGCTCCCAGACTCTTGGAAAGGCAGCAGTGGTTATGGGATCTCAGTGCCGCACACTGGAGCGACGAAGAAAGTCGGCAAGGTTTGATCTGGAATAAGTTTGCACCACTGATCAGCTAGCTCTTGGTCGACTCATGGCCCACCAGGTCAAGGCCTGATCGCTGTGATCCACGGTTCTCAAATAGTCCCATCCCACACGCCAATCTGTCAGCTGATGATCAATCCGACGCACTAGATAAGTCTGGCAACGCACCGAGGCAGCACGATCAACGTCCCTTATAATGGCGGGCCAGCTCCGTCCTGTGTCCTTGAATTGCTTGCCTGCGCGTAAATTTTGCATGGCCTGGTCTAAATTGTTGATGCGGTCTCGGTGCGCTACGATGACATGTTCTCCCAGACGTTCGTGCTTGGTGATCTGGCGCCGTTCATGCTGCTCACCCCAACCGTGGCGGAAGTCGCTGCCCATGAAAACCACATCTAACTCACCGTCGATCACGCTGCTGACTTCGCTCAGCGTGGCCTCGGCTGCGCCGCTACCAAACCAAACTTCTGTAGAAAGATAGATCACGATGGGATTTCGCAGACCCTGCATGCGTTGATAGTATTTCCAGATCTCACAAGGACCTAGACGCTCAAACTCGCATGTGTCATCTGTATCTATGGCATCTCGCCAATGAACCTGTACTGGCCAGTTCTGCCTCAAGAGATCCAGCATGCGATCGTGATTGATCCTGGTGGCATCGCGCCAGGTGAGTTCACCGTGATATACTACATCGATCATAGTGGTTGTTCCGGATCACAACCGTCGAGGAACTGTCGGGACAATTGTCCAGCTTTGTATCCGCGCACAAAATCACTGGCCACTGTGTAGTCTGTCATGACATCGCGTTCCTGTCGCACTAAGAATATCCTGCACCAGGCAGTTTCACATCTTTCAAGATTCTGAGCAATACATCTAAAAACCAAATTGCCATTTTTTACATCAGACCCTAGCAGGCTGCTTCGTACCTGATCAATAGGTCGCAGGGCAGCGCGCCGGGACACTATCACAAAGTCTGGCACCTTGGCATGACGCAGTGTGGCATGGGTCTCTATACGCAGTCCGTTCTTGACATTGCTGCCGAGATAGCCCACGTCGATTTGCTCAGTCAAAACTCGTTCGGTGAGATGCAGCAGAGGATCGATACTGCTTTTGGCAAACCAGTTGTCAGTGCGCCATTTCATGATGACAGGACAGTCAATGAGCTGTGCGGCTTTCATGAAATCCCAAACCTGGATGCCTCCTGCAGAGCCGGGTGATCCCGACACTGGCATGTCCGTGCGATCAAACTCAGGCTGCAAAAATCGTGTCAATGAAATGTTGCCAAATCTTTGCTCAA